TACCATTGAAAGGAGTTGCTACCTTATATGTATTGTGTACTCCAATTCATGTAAGGACACGCATAAGAGTGCATTCAGGATGGAGTCAAATGACACGACGCAGAGAGACGGTGACTTCGTCTCGGAAAGAGGTGCGTGGAAACCCTTCGGTCATCGATCGTAGTGGGATCGATTACCTTGGTCAGTACGGTGGGCCGAAGGCAATCCGTGAGAGGATTCGTAGTTACGGTAATCGCCAGGGACTCGTCATTGATTATGACAATTATGATCGTATTCGTGAGTTTACGGATATCGATCTTGTCCCCGAGCGTGACAACAAGAGCGTGTGGTCCCCTAAGGATCTACTCGCTCCATTGCTGAAGTTTGGCGATGGTGTACCGGTTGAACTGGTGCGCAGAGTTTGTTCGCTCGAGAATGGCAAGAGTTGCAGCATGTGTTCGAAGGGCGAGTACTCAAAGGGAGATGGTCCCGAAGAGTGCGCGGTTAACGCAATAGCCGCTGACTTCTCATCCTCATCAGGTAGAGGTCATCGTTCGGAGAGGTTTGACGAAGGAGCGTACGGTTGGGCTGTTAATTCAGTCAGACGAATGCTTCTTAATGGCGAGAAGGTTACGCCACTGTCTGTGGAGCATATTATTGATAATGTTCTGCATGACACGTCAACGAGTGGAGCTCCTTGGTTCAAACAGAACAAGGAAGTCGACCGCGATGAACTCATTAAAGAGTGTTATCGCACTGCGATTGAAGGGAAAGCTCTACCTCCCTTTGTTGCATCTAGTCGTACTCAGCATGGTGAGAAGGCTCCTAAAGGCCGACTCATCTGGGCCGCTGGTCTGGTAACAACTGTGCTGGCTTCACGGTATTCGAAAGCAGTCTACGAGAAATGGCAGAAGAAGTTTTTCTTGTCATTTGGCGATGGCGACCAGACTACTGGTGCCAAGCTGGTGTCTATGCACTCTCGGAAACGTTGGGTCTACGGTCTCGACTTTTCTGCTTTTGATGCCTCTCTGTCTGCTCACATGATTGACAGTGCCTTTGGAATTATCAAAGAGGCGCTTGACCTTAGCGAGGTTGAAGCTGCACTGTTTGATCGCGTTGTGAGCGACTTCATTCACTCACGCCTCATCCTACCAGATGGTAGCATGTGGCGCGTTCACCGGGGGGTTCCTTCTGGTAGCGCGTTCACAAGCCTGGTGGACAGCATCTGTAACCTTATCATCCTCCAGTATATCTGGATTCGAAAAGCGGGTTACCCGCTTTCCTGGAACGAGGTCTGCGTTCTAGGGGATGATAGTGTAACAGCTACTGACTGGTATTCGTCAATGGACGAGATCCAGGAGGTTGCTCAGGAGTTGGGTATCATCCTGAGTACTCAGAAGTCCGCGCGTGTCGGGCTCGGAGGTGCAGTGCCTTATCTTGGCCACTGGTGGAAGTGTGGTCAGTCTCACCGTGATGAGCGAGAAATCGCTATCCGGCAGGCGTTCCCTGAAAGATGGAATCAGTTTCTCAGGGATCCACGTTATAGTCTGCTACGTCGAATTTCGTATATGGCAGATTGCGTGGAAGGCTATCAGTTCTTCTACAAGACGAAGTGGAAGACGTCACCGAATGTGGAGCAGGAAGTCCTCAATGAGGTCTTCAGCATCGATCTACCAAGTCTGATGCCATTGCTCTCGGCCAAGGAAACACGTGGTGCTCTTACCGGTCGACAAGAATACCTCATGAGAGTTGAGGGTAAGACCATCTTCCAGGTGC